TATTAATTCTGTAATGTGTACAATGGATGTTACAAACATAAAGGGAGAAACTAATGAAGATAAAACTAGAAATAGAAATAAATAGAGATTTATCTGCATACAAAAATGAAGATAAAACTTTTTTTGAGGAGTTATATAAAAACTTCTTAGAACAAGATAGGGCAATAATGTCAGTAGAAGTGAAGTAGTAAAAGACTATAAAATAACAACATCTAAAAAAAGAATCTAAATTTTAGATGTTACAAACAAACAAAAGGAGAAAACTAAATGAATGAAAAAGAAAAAATACTAAAACTACTAGAAGAAATTTTAGAGTTAGATAATGAAACATTGTACGAAAATGAAAACTTTTCTATCTTTAAAATGGTAGAACGATTAGAACAAAATAAATAGGGAGGAAAACTAATGGCTAACAAATTAATTAAAAGAAGTGCAATCAGTAGGCGTAAGAACCTATTGAGCGCGTTGGATAAGGCGTTCTATGAACTAGACACCTTTACCCAATGGACAACAGGAACACCTGACAACCTAGAATACAATTGTTGTTCTACTTGTGTTCCAGGTAGTCCTCGGATAGAAGATGCTGACAATTATGTGGCTTACAATATCCAGGACAAAGAGGGATATAGAGAAGCATACAAAGAGAACAAGGACAATACAACCTGGGATGGCTATCCAGAGTCCCATGTTGGAGAATATATATATCTTCAACATAGAGGCGAATCACACGCTTCTTATAAGTTACTAATCGGCATACTAAAACAACATGGTATTACAACTGAATGGAACTGGAGTTCAGATATTAAGCTAAAAGTATATTTAACTAAATATGCACACTTTAATTAAAAAGTATAGTAAGATGAACATTACAAACATAAAGGAGAAAAAATAATGACAACACAAGCAACTAGAGAACTAGGACGCATACCAACAAACAGTACTGGCTCAATGTCCAGGAAAACAATTTGGTTCTTAAACTGGCTCAAAGACCGGGAAGAGCACTATTCAGTTGAACTGCTGTACAGTTATGGAACAATTGTAGGATATGTTAAAGATGGTAGATGTGTTCTTGTGAGTGGTGGTTACTCAACGACTACTGCACAACACTTATCAAAGTATCGTGACGAGTTTGGATTAGAACGAGGAGATACTTTCGACTATCCTGCATTCGTTAAACGCGCTTTTATAGATGGTGTGAGTGTTAAGGGAGGATGGAATAACTAATGGCTAAAAAAGAAATAGAAATACAATGGGTTGATTTGTTTGGAAATCCAATCAAAAAAGAAACCTATGATTTGACAGATAAAACAAAAAATATAAAAACAATTACTAGGAAAGATAACTAATCTGTAATCATCCTGGAGGACATTTTATTAGTTTTGTGTCCTCCTAGATTCTTACAGAATCAAACAAACAAAAAATAGAGGAGGAAGAATAATGTATAAATTTGATGAATGGCTAGGCAGTTGCCCAGTTCCATTTACTATAAAAAAAGATAATGGAGATAGTATCACTATTAATTTTGAAGTATCAGAACTACAGGAGGAGGAATAATGTCTTATGTAAATCAAATAGATTGGAATTGTGGTTGTATGCGTATGACAGAATTTAATTACAGAACACATAAAGAACGAACAGTAGGCAGAAGTTATTGCAATAAAAAGGATTGTGATAGAAGATTAAAAAAAATATAGGAGGAAAAATAATGGCTATAAAAACTAAAAAGAAGCATTTAGTTCAATGGACAATAGAAGTAAATGGACAACCGGGAAACAACAATAAGTTCTACAAAGAGGACGAATACTGGGAATTTATGGAAAATGTAGGTTCTGCCTGGCATGAATTAGGACTTCAATCTTTTGTAGATTACTATTCGGTAACTCAAAAAAGTTATGTCGATTGGAATGACTTAAACAATACTGATAGAGCGTGGTTACTGTTGCATAACATAACAGAACAACACGATTTTTAAAGGAGGAAGAATAATGTCCAATAGAGTTTGCATAACCAGGACACACGATTACAATTAAAGTAAGGATTACATAGGAGAATATGCTATGAGATACCAGGTTATAAGCGTAAGTGTTTATGGAGGCACAATACGATATGAGTTTGACAACAAGCACGAAGCATTGTGCAAGGTTAGAGAACTTAAAGACTATGGAGATATGTTTATAGTTAAGTTAATAGAACTACAAACAGTCTAAGTAAACAAACAAAAAAAGGAGATGATTCAATGGAATTTGAATTTATTTATGACGAAAAAAACAGAGTCGTAGGCGTTATACCTATTGATATTTGTGAAGATGAGGAGGAAACAGATGCCTGAAGTTTTATACAACGATTGGGATATGGTTTATAAATTATGGTGTCCACATTGTAATCAATGTTTAGAGTTAGGACACATGAATTGGACTGCAATCTTATGTGAATTTTGTAATAAACAAATAGACAACAAGGAGATAGAAAATGCCTAATATATTTGATGAACCTAAAGAATTAAAAAAGTGGGCTATCAAGTTAGCCAACGCTTGTGGAGGACAACGAGTAGAAAAAACCCTGGTAATGACTAAGGTTAATCCTCAGCGTGTTGCAGAACTTATGGATGAGTTCGTTAAAGACCACAACGAGAACACAATAAAGATAGCTAAACAAATGGAGGAGGAATAATGGCTAAGAATCCATTTGATAGACCAGGCATTGACATAAACTCAGATGAGTTTTTTAAGATGGTGTCTAAAGTAATGATTAACAAACACAATGACGAGGACGAAGATTTCGATTTATTGGAGGGTAAATAATGGAAGCAATAGACAAAGTTATATTATATTTTTTTCTGTCGCTACCTGTTTATATAGTAGGTGCGTATGTCGTATCAAACTGGCTAACTGATATTATTTATGTTCGTTATAAAATATTAATAAATAAAAGAAGGAGAACACAATGACACTACAACAAGTAGATGGAATAACTTATGTAAATGGTATCAGATTAGAAACTGAAACAATACCAGTTGCAGACATAGATGAAGCATTATTAATAATGCAGGAAGATATAGCACACCATAAAGAACAAATAGAAAAGCTACTTATTAGGAGAGATGAGATAATTCTTCATGCTATCAAGCATGGGTTCTCAGTTATTAAGATAGCTAAGTTATTAAAGCTAACAAGACAAGGTGTATATGAACGACTAAAACAATATAAGAATGAGGAGGAATAATGGCTAAATTTAATTTAGATAATTACGAAACAGTAGAGGATAGATTAAAAGCATATTGGAACGACAACCCGGAGGGTAGAATCAGTACAGAAGTAGTGCATGAAACTGCTGATGGAACTTGTGTCACTATCAAAGCAGAAATCTATATTAAGAATACAGATGAACATCCAGTTGCTACTGGTATAGCACAAGAAACTAAAGGACAAGGTGGATTTGCTAATACTGATGCCTGGGTAGAAAACTGCGAAACTTCGGCTATTGGTAGAGCATTAGCTAACTGGAAATACCAGGGTGCAAAGTCCCCTAGACCAAGTAAGCAGGAGATGTCTAAGGTTGGTAATAAACCTGCTGATGTCAAAGTAGAGAAACCAAAGATGACTTCAGACAAAGAGGAACTACAAGTACTAGAAAAAGCAAAGCAAGATTTTGCTGAATCTATTACTGAAACACCAAAGACACCTAAAGCTGACCAAATGAATATGTTAATAGATGGTTTTGGATTAGAAAAAAATCTATCACAACATTACAAGCGAGAAGCATTTAAGAAATCAGGATTATCTAAAGATGTTGAGTCCTGGACTAATGATGACATGAGTACATTCTTAGACCTGTTTGAAAAAGAGGTAGAAGCTGACAAGTCTGATACAGATTTAGTTGAAGATGTATTTGGAGAAGTTAAGGACATAACACAAAACTGTCCACAATGTGGTAAATCAGAATATATAGAGGACAATAGGGAGAAGAAAGCATCCGACCCTAAGTTTTCTAAAATACCTAGTTGGAGTTGCAGTAACTATCAAAACAAAAATGGTTGTGGTTGGACTGCCTGGGGAGATACAGATTGTCCTCCAGAATGGCTTTAGAACAAGCAGGGTTTAGTGGTATAGAGAGGTTGAAGGAGAGTCTTAAAAAGAAATATCCTAATCACAATTTCGATATACCACCAGAACCACATACAGAACATAAATCTTATTTGTGCAAAGACAATAAGATATTTTATACAGACAATGAGGGTAATGTTTTTTGCGGTGGTAGATACAAAGAAGTAGATGAAAAAAATCCATACGCATGGACTTGGCGTGAATGTCATGCCCTCGTTAAAAAAGCAAAGAAGGAGGAGAATCAAGATGAGTTACCTTTTTAACATACTATTTTATACAAAGAACTTTATCTTTAAGAATAGTTATACACCAAAAGAATTTAGGAGGTTTATATGCTTCATGTGTTATGAACCACACCTATTTCCACTTACAAGCAAAGACTATATGGCGTGTAACGAATGCCTAGATACATTAAAGGAGGATTAAGATGCCGACATACGAAGATTCATACAGTAAAAGAAACTCAGGAGAGGACATGGCGGATGTAGCTATGCAAAAGTATCTTAAAGACAATGATTGTATTGAGTACAAAGACTATTTAAGAATAGGTACTGACCCTAAAGAAAATACTTTAGACTTGTTCTGGTATGCAACTAAGGTGCTACTCATACCAGACTACATTTTAGTTCGTAAAGGTTACATCTTTTTTATAGAAGTAAAAGGAACAAACAAACTTAAAGAAGAAGATTACTTTAAGATTCAAGAGATGGCGTTTAAAGGTGCGAGGTTCAAAGAAGTTAAAGTAGGTATCATGTATTTCAAATCTCCTGATGCTGAACCAGTATGGGTTGACCATCTTAAATTAAGAGATTATTGGTTAGACAATACAATACCTATAAAGCATTACCCTGAAAAAGATTTTATGGGTAACTTAAAACCATACAAAGAGCTTCCAATTTAAACTTAGGTTGTAAAGCCGATTTGACAAACTAAACGACTTGTGCTATACTGGATTATACAACAAACAAAAGGAGTCCAGAAATGGCAAGAAATAAATGGATGGAAGATATGTTTATACTTCCAAAATCAGAACCAAAAAAAGTAGAGGTATCTTGGTACGAATGTGATAGAACTCTTAATGGCAAAGTCTGTGGCAAAAAGTTTCGTAGTGAAGCAGGAATAGATTACCACAAAGACTTTAAATGTATAAACCCAAAAATCAAAAAAGCATAATAAACTAAAACCCCTGCCAATTCGGTGGGGGTTTTTTATAGAGGGAAGTAGTTATCCCATCCTTTATCACTAATTGTAAAAGTGAGGACACCTGGATGCGACCAAAGTCCAGTCTGTGCAGTAAAATCTATGCTCTTGTCTATTGATGGTGCTTGAAACCAAGTCCTGTCACCTTGTTGTTTCATTCTTAGGTGATGGTAATGAGCAGTTACTAGAATCTCACTATCTCCGCTAGGCAAGAATCCAAACATCTGACCCTTCCACCATGCTTCAATCTTAGCTTCAGGGTTGCCGCCTCTGTTACCGCTCATGTGTCCATGAGTAAAGCTACAAGACTTACCCTTAATCATCATTGTTTGATGAAATCCATCAGGTATATTGACTTCTACTTTTCCATATCTATCAGGATTAGCAGACATAATCTCCTGGCATATTTGCAAGTGCATTGTATCTGAGTTGTCGAGTCTTGATGTAGCAACTTGACCTTTACTTGTCCTGGACATCTCACCATGATTACCTGGCACACCTGCAAGAACTAGCTTCGGTGCATGAGGTAAGAATGTGTCAATCGTTTTCATAATCATTGACCTAGCTAATGCGTATTGCTCAATCAATGAGAGAGAAACATTGTGTGGTTGGCTTTCGTAAAAATGTGGCGTACAGTTTTCTGTGAGGTCACCTAAACCTACCATATAGATTTCATCTATCTGTACTCCAAGTTTACGCAAGTCTTTAATCCTGTTTACTCCATCTTGTAATGCTCTATCGTATCTATTGATAGTGTTCTCAACTCCATAATCTTTTTTTCCGAGTTGCCAGTCACTCATAAACCACATGAATGCTGTGTCACCTGCGTTGTATTTCTTTTTTATAGGAGGTTTTCTTTTAGCTTGTTTAAATAATTCTTGAAAATATCTGTCATGTCCAGGTTTTTTCTTTCGTACAATGCCTTTAAACGCATAAAAAGTTTCAACTGTACCACCTTTTAACTGTGTATTCCAAGAAGATGCCCTTACACTACCCTCTATTTCGTAGTGTTTAGGGTCGAATCCCCATTCTTTTAATATAGAATCGAATTTATTTCTGTAATTTGGGTCTGTTCCTACATGAGTAATTTCACCTAGACCAGTCTGTTCATTGACTTCTAGTCCTGGTTGCCACCCAGTTTTGTAGAAATTATTACCCCATTCTTCTGGTATGTTAGGCATAATACCTCCTTTTTGCCCTGTTAGGCATAGTATAGAGGATTTATTTAGATATTTGTGTGTTTACTTAGAAACTGTTTTACTGTTTTTAGGACCAATTTGTTTTTTAGCGAACTCTTTTACAACAACTAAAGCTGCTGCTCCACCTGATAAGGCGGCAAGTTGAACTGCATCAGCGTCAACACCAACTAATGGTGCAACAGTTAACGCAGAAATAAACGCTTCAACAAAAGTCCAAACTGTTTTACTAAGAACATCTTTATATTCTTGGCTCATTTTGTAACTCCATGCTTCATTCCATGGCGTCCACACTACATCCTTCTTGAATGTACCATCAGAATTTCTTTTTCTTTTAAATTTTTCAAACATTAGCTTATTACTCTACCTTTAATCTTAGCATTTAAAGCTATGACCCCACCATTAATCTCTTGTAATTTTTCATATACGCTATCAGCTAGTATCATGTGGTCTTTAGCTTTATTATCCACTTCAGGTTTTTGTTCTAGTAACTTAGTTATAGTTGTATATTCTATAGAAACTTTCTTTCCTTGAAGTAATTGACCTGCAACTTTTGCATACATTTTCTTGTACGCTCTTGTACTTGAACCAATAAAACCATCATCAGATACATCTAAATCTTGCTGTGTTTCACCGACAATAAGACATCCACTGGTATGCTCATCTGTGTTGCCTGTGTGTATAAGGATATAAGTAAAGTTAGGTACATCTTGTATGTGCAACATACCATAATGTGCATTTTGGTATCTCTCTGAATACTTTGCGTGAAATCCACCTGTTTTCCTAAAGTTTATATCGTATGTTCCTTCAGGTATGCAGGTTTCGTGCATGACTTTAACTGCTTGGTACTGGTCCTCTAGTGTATAACACTCAAAGATACCATCTATAAACAACAGTCCATTCGTTGCATCTTTGCCGAACTGTGTTCTAACAACTTGTAATTTCATTACTATTCCTTTCTAAAACTAATGGTCAGCAACCATATAGCTAAAGTAATTACAGTAGCTAGTCCTGTCACCTGTTGTGCAGAACCAGTCAATGTTAATGTAGCAATAATAAGACCCACTAAAGTCCAACTAAGGTTTAGTGTTTCTTTAATTATAGTTACTAACCATGACCATAACTTCTTTATCATTAACTTCTCCTAAATATGAAAGCTGCCATACTAGCTATTCTAGTCAGAATAACTGGCACTACAACTTCTTGTGCTTTTTCTCTTTGGTCTTGTGTCATGTCATCACCTATGTTTGCTATAGTTATGTCACCTAAGTCATCAAAATCTACGAAAGTTTCTATAGGATTTTCTATGAATGACTCATAAGATATTTCTGTAACAACATCAGCAAGTGTGTAGTTCTCTACATCTGTATTCTCTACAGCTCTAGCTACATATT